GAATTGGTTGGAGTCTGGTATTCCTGCACCAGATCTTCGCAGTCAAGATACTAAAAACCGACAGAATTCTATCGATGATCTCACTCCCGAAACCAAAAAAGATCTCCAAGCGTACATTGATCGTCACTTCGCTTCAGCGATGGAGCTCTACAATGAACTCCTTCGTCAAGGCGTTGCTAAAGAATGCGCGAGATTCGTCCTACCACTAGCAACTCCCACCCGTATCTACATGACGGGCAGTGTTCGTTCTTGGATCCATTATATTGATCTACGTTCTGCTCATGGAACGCAAAAAGAACACATGGATATTGCACATCAGTGTCGTGATATCTTTGTCAAACAGTTTCCTATCTGTGCTGAGGCACTAGAATGGACCTGATAGATAAAGTCGCTACCTTGATCAGCGAACGTAATATTGTAGCGTTGTTTCAAGGTAGATCTGAAGGTGGTCCTAGAGCGTTGGGAAATAGATCTTTACTTTATGATCCCAGAGATCCTAATGCTAAAGAACATGTCAATAAAATAAAAAAGCGGGAGTGGTATCGTCCTTTCGCTGGAACTGTTCTCAAAGAATGTGCTCATGATCTATTTGACATGGCAGGACTAGAAGAGTCTCCTTTTATGACCTATGCTGTAGAAGCACATATTGATGCCTGGGGTATGATACCAGGCATCCTTCATTTAGATAAGACATGTAGAATCCAAACGGTTACGGAGCAACAGAACTATCATTACTACAATTTAATTAAAGCATTTGATTCTATAACTAGAGTTCCAGTTTTATTCAATACATCATTCAATCTAGCAGGAGAAACAATTGTTGAAACAATTGATGATGCCATAGACACTTTGAATAGATCAGAAATTAATTACTTGTATCTTCCAGAGACATCTGAATTGTTATGCGTATCTTAGGTATTAATATCTCCCATCATTCTTCATCATGCATGATTAAAGACGGTGAGATTGAATGGTTTATGGAAGAGTCTCGTCTTGCAAAAGATAAGCATCACCACATTGAATATTTCAATGGAGGATTTTATGGTGCTAAGTTATTGAAAGACATTGATCATATTGATCACATTATCTTCACATCATTTTGTTCTAAGTGGCATGACTGGAGACGCATTGCTTGTTGTCTTCAAGCGATTGCTGCACAAGGATGTAGTTATGGTGAAGTAATATTTGATCCATATGAACACCATTTATATCATGCACACAATGCTTTCTATGCCTCTGGTTTTGAAGAAGCTATTGCATTAGTTATGGATGGCAGTGGTTCTCTTTACAAACCAATGCTTGATGTGGAGGGTGGATTCTATAGGGAGAGTGAGTCTGTTTATCACTGCGAATATCCAGACAGAATTATTCCTAAAGAAAGACACTATAGTGCTTACGAACAAGACAACATGGAACCTATCCATGAAGGAATCAATACTTTATCCAATACATTTCCAGCAGCTTTAATTTTTAGTAGAGTCTGTGAGTCGTTTGGTTTTGGTGCTAGAGGAGCAGACGCTGGAAAAGTTATGGGTATGTCTGCATATGGAGAACCCAATACTTATACTAGACCATGGTATATTAAAAGCAAAAACGGTCATTGGATTACTGATAACACAGTAATACATGACGACATGCTACCATTCTTTAATGGAGAAAGAGACTTCCAAAAGCAAGCAAACATTGCATATAAATTGCAGGAAGAAACAAGAACCTACACTATTAATAAACTACGAGATATTATTGATAAGTATAACCCAAAGAACATTGTTCTTAGTGGCGGATACTTTATGAACTGTGTAAATAACTATGCTTATCTCAAAGCATTTCCACAGATTAAATTCTTTGTAGATCCTATTGCTTTTGATAGTGGCACCGCCATTGGTGCAGCAAAGAAAGTGTGGTATAATATATCAGGTGATACTAACATAAGAAAATTTCAAAACCTTTATTTTGGACCAAACAATGGCAACATACCCTGTAATCAATACTAAAACTGGCGAACAGAAAGAGGTTGTGATTAGTGTTCATGATTGGGATCAGTGGAAGACTGACAACCCAGATTGGACTAGAGATTGGAGTGATCCATCCACCTGCCCCTCCTCTGGTGAGGTTGGTGAATGGCAAGACAAGATGAGCAGAACTCATCCTGGTTTCCATGACATCATGAAGAACAAGATTGCCAAACATGCGGCAGTCAAAAACAACAAAACTATTACCGACAAGTATCGTTAATCCTATGCCAGTAAGAAAGAAGACACAACAGAAAGCACCAGGACAAGGCATGAGTGCTAAGCAACGTAAGCGTCGCAAGCCTATTGACGAAGCTTACATGATCCCTATTGAACCTCTCACTCACAATCAACAAGTGTTCTTTGATGAGTGGGATAAAGGTCAGATGATCTATGCCTATGGTGTAGCAGGAACTGGTAAGACATTCGTTGCTCTCTACAAGGCACTCAAGGATGTGTTGAATGAATACACTCCTTATGAGAAGGTCTATATCGTTCGCTCTCTGGTTGCTACTAGGGAAATTGGTTTCCTCCCTGGCGACCATGAAGATAAGTCTTCTCTCTACCAAATACCATATAAGAACATGGTTCAGTCCATGTTTGAGATGCCCGATGACAACAGCTTCGAAATGCTGTATGATAACTTGAAGGCACAGGAAACTATCTCTTTCTGGTCCACAAGTTTCATTCGTGGCACCACCCTTGATAACTCTATTGTTATTGTTGATGAATGTCAGAACCTGAACTTCCACGAACTTGATTCAATCATCACTCGTGTGGGTCAGGACACTAAGATCATCTTCTGTGGTGATGCATCACAGACAGACCTTGTGAAAGTGAATGAGCGTTCTGGTATCCTAGACTTCCAACGCATCCTGCAGAACATGGATGAGTTTTCTCTCATCGAATACGGTATCGAAGATATCGTTCGTTCTGGTCTTGTCAAATCCTATATTATCAACAAAATCAATCTTGGTCTATGAAGTTATTCAATCATGTGGGACTAGATCCTATTGAAATGTCTGCTGAGATGGTAGATGGTAAGCGTGTTTATCTAACACCTGAGGGCAGTAAGTTTCCATCTGTCACCACCGTGATTAGTAATAACAAAGAAAAGAAAGCGGGCATTGCTCGCTGGCGAGAACGTGTGGGCGAGGAGAAAGCGAATAACATTTCTGCTCGCTCCACTAATCGTGGAACCAAGTATCATTCTATCGTAGAAGATTATCTCAACAACGAACTTGATCTAAAAAAGTATAGCAAGTTCCCTCTTCCTGTCCTAATGTTCCAGCATTCTAGGGATATTTTGGACCGTATAAATAACATATACTTACAGGAAGCGGCGCTCTACTCTAATCATTTGGAGATGGCAGGGCGTGTTGATTGTATCGCTGAGTTCGACGGCGTGTTGTCTATCATCGATTTTAAGACGGCTGCTGAACCAAAGCGTGAAAAATATCTTTACGATTATTTTGTTCAAGAAACTGCATACGCATGTATGCTACAAGAACTCTACGGGTTGTCAGTAAAACAACTTGTGACAATCGTTGCTTGTGAAAACGGAGAAACTCAAGTCAAGGTGCTTCCACCTAAGAAAGAATTCTTTATCAAACTTATGAGTTACATCGAAGAATACCAGGAACGATATGGAGAAAAAACAATTATTAGAGGATAGATTTATGACCGCTGCGAAATTTTCGCAGGAAGTGGAAAGGATTGCACTGCACAATCCAGACATGAATTATATTGATTCAGTTATCCATTACTGTGAAGTAAATGAGATCGAGATTGATAGTGTATCAAAGTTGATTAGCAAACCTTTAAAGGAAAAACTCCGTCATGAGGCACAGCAACTTAACTTCATGAAGAAAACAAGTAGAGCAAAACTTATGTTAGTATGAATGTCCTGACAATTGATTTGGATTACATTTCAACTAACTATGCTAAGTTAGTTGACAATCATTTTTATAATGACTTTGCTGATAAAAGATGGGGAGAGTTTTATAACAACACCTATTACAAAGAAGAACATTTCACTGTCAACATTGACAACTGGATGTTTGTTCTAGATGTATACACAAAGGCATTATCAAAATGTCAGAATGTATCTTTTGGTTTTGAGCATGACAGCATTCTTTTTGATCTGCATTATGTAGATGAAGAGATTAACATACTAAACATCGATCAGCACCATGACATTTGCTATCTCGATGAACAATATAAAGAAGTCATCGAGTATGATATTGTTTCTCAAGCTGATTGGGTCTTGTGGTTAGTAAAGAATAAAAAACTCTCCAGTTATGTATGGATTAATAATGAAAACTCAACACCACTTGACTCATCAGTAGTTCAACTTGATTGGAACTATACATCTATATCTAAAGAGAATTTAGATGTGAATGAATATAAATTTGATTATATATTTGTATGTGGATCTCCACAATATCTTGCTCCACATCATTGGTATCATTTTGATATCATGAGAATGATCTATGAAAATATAACAGGTAAAACTGCTACAGTTCATAGAAATAAATTTGGTTATGATTTAAGTAAACATTACAAGTACAAAGGTAGATCACTATGAGCTTCTTTCAATCAGAATTAGTCCGTGGCGACATCCAGGAGATGGTAGATCTACAGCAGTTTTGTTTTCGTTCTGCAATGAACTTTGTTCTTCTTGATACTGATAGGAAGTTAGAATACTTCGATAAACTTGAAGAACTTATTGAGAAACAGAAGACTTTTTACTTCCGTATTAAGTTGAGTGATGATCCTGAAGCAGTTTCTGTAAGGGAAACGATGCAGCAGGGTGTTGTCATGCTCGGTGCCACGCCAGGCACCCCCATTGAACAGATGTTTGACGAACTGCTGGAGAAAGTCCAGGTGATGAGGGACAAACTTAAAAGTGGCACAGGGGATTGACGCCCGACCCTGTGCCCATGTATAATGACTGAGTGATAGGGCATCACAAACCAAATCCAAACTAATCCGAGGTAATCCTATGTCTTTCGCAGATCTGAAGCGTAAATCCCAGAACAACTTCTCGTTCCTCCAGAAGGAACTGGAAAAGTCCGCTAGCGGCAAGCAAGTTGACGAACGTTTCTGGAAGCCCGAGGTTGACGCTTCTGGCAACGGGTACGCTGTTATCCGTTTCCTGCCCGCTCCCGAAGGGGAGACGGTTCCCTGGGCGAAGGTGTATTCTCACGCCTTTCAAGGTCCTGGTGGGTGGTACATCGAAAACTCTCTCACCACTTTGAACGAGAAGGATCCCGTTGGTGAGATCAACCGCAAACTCTGGAACAGCGGTAGTGATGAAGACAAAGAGACTGCTCGTAAGCAGAAGCGTAAGCTCCAGTATTACAGCAACATCTATGTCGTGAAGGATCCTAAGAACCCTGAGAACGAGGGTCGTGTGTTCCTGTATAAGTATGGCAAGAAGATCCATGACAAGATCCTTGCTGCGATGCAACCTGAGTTTCAGGATGAGCAACCCGTGAATGTCTTTGATCTTTGGGAAGGTGCTAACTTCAAACTGAAGATCAAGAAGGTCGCTGGTTATTGGAACTACGATAGTTCTGAGTTCGATAGTGTGTCTGCTCTGAGTGCAGACGATGACGAACTGGAAGCAGTGTGGAAGCAAGAGTATTCTCTCGAAGCGTTCACTAACAAGGATCAGTTCAAGTCCTACGAGGATCTTGAGCGTCGTCTGAACCTTGTGCTTGGTATCACCCAGCGCACTGCTGTCCCCAGCGTTGATGATGAAGAGTATGAACCCGTCGCTGCTCCTGAACCCTCGTCGTTCCGTAGTCGCGTCTCTGCTGCTCCCTCTCCTGTGAAGGAAGAGGCAGTCGTTGATGATGACGATGCTCTGTCTTACTTCGCTCGTCTTGCTGAAGAGGACTGATGCTCCGCAAGATCATCACCCATCCAGCAACACATTTCAATCTGCTAGTGATTGGGTTCTTTATTGTAATCCAAGTGGTTCATACCCACGCTCACTATCAAATGGAAGCACACAACATGTGTAAAACCAAAATTGAATAACTGATTTCATTGGCGGGGAAAAATTTTTCCGCCAATTTTTTTGTCAAAAAGTCGCGCTAACCTGTAGTCTTTAGTCTTTGACTTACAAAACTATTTGATTTCTTATACAGATTCTTCTTCTTAAAGTCATCAACAAATTGTCTAAAGTATATTGGTTTTAGAACGTAGATTTCTCTCTTCTTCTCATTCTCTGCAGCATAATACTCAGCGATAGTAATTGGTCTGCATAGTTCATTTCCATTCTTCACTACAAAACTACCATCGATGTTTAGTTTATGAGTGTTATTGTAAAAAGTCTCATCTACATGTAGACCTGCAGGATATGGACCGTATTCATATGTTTCATAATGATTGATTGTTCCATATGGATCTTCGAATTCTGACTCTAATGTTTTATACAATTCAAAGTTTGACATTGGCCAATCATACTGTGCATTAACCATGTTATTTGTCAGAAGAATCACCCAATCATAGAATTGATTTCCATACAATTTTTTTGCAAGGCTATCTGGTCTATCTCCATCAACAATACTATACTTGGTAAAGATTACTGCGTATGAAAATAGATCATCATTGAGTTTGTATCTGCGAAAGAAATTCTTGGCAGTTACAAAATCCGATTCTGAGAATGGATAACTAATTGGTTTCTCGTCGTATGAGATGTTTGGAACAAGTGAAAAGTACATTAGTAATTCTCTACCTCTTCTGCAAAGATAAGTTTGGTCTCTTGGAATGCCAATGATAATTCAATCGCTACCATACTTCCATCACCGTAGGTAGCATATGTACCATCTGGTGTGTAGTTAATATCCACTTGGGTGATAGCACACATCTTATATTGTGGAACATACTTATTTAATCCACTACCTTTCATGAAAGATACTCTACAGACGTTTGGAACTCTGATGAAGTTATCTTGAGCAGCTTCTGCACTGCTGAATGTAATGTCTCCTTGCTGTGCAAAACTAGGAAGCATTGCTTTTCTGAATACATTAATAATTTTTCTAATGTCTGATGCCTCTCTGTCATTTCTAGGAACTAGACGATAGTTAAGAGCGAAGTTTCTCAAATCAATACCACTGAATAGTAGTTCGACGTTTGGATTTAGAATGACTCCACGAGTAGATCCAAAGATATCATTTGGACTTACTTGTTCTCCAGTAATCTTTCCAATAACTGCTTCGATTGTTTTTTCTCCAGCGTTAGGAAGCAACTGATTTAGAGAAGTATCAACAAACTCACCAGCATTTGATAGAGCTTGTCCGATATCACCAGAACCCGCTAGACTTAAAATATCTCGACCAAGATTACTGAATGCTTTTCCACTCCAATTTGCTTTGTATCCAGTAGAGATATCTTCTGGCATGTATAAGATTACAGAGTCAAGAGTAGTTTTTTCATAGAATTGTTCATCAGTTACGCTTGCATTGTATGCAGAGATACCAGAACTCTTGGATGTTACATCTCCTCTGTTGATCCCTTGGAATGGTGGTTGATACTTGTAAAATTCAAACAATACATAGTCAGATTCTTTGGACATTGCAGCATCTTTTGGATACCTAATTGATCCTGTTGTGCTGGATAAGTTTGGTGCAGCGAGTGCAGTATACGAAGCGACTTCTGGGTTAGCTGTTTCGTATGTGTTTTTACTAATTCTCTTCCAGTCCCCGCCAGGACCACCTTCCCACCTCCAATAGGTGGAAGTACTAGCTCCAGGACTTGTAGTTACTTTAGTATCACCATCCGATCCACGTTCTGTTGGTTTGGGTCCCAGAATATGACTCGCTTGTTCTGACTGACTGTATGCCATTACTTAGACATCTCCTTAGATTTCTTGCTGCCGTATCCTTTTATCATTCTGGATCCTATGAGTTTATCGTAGTACTTATCATCAGTTTCATCCCAAACAATTTGTTTATCAATTGGAAAAGTTAAACCATTGATATCTCTCACGTAATCTTCAGTTGGCAGAAGAATGGCAGTATCCCATTCAACTGCAGCAAGGTCAAGATATAATCCTTCTACATGTGCGTGTAGATATTTATGAATGCATATCTTAGGTAAGTCTATTCTACCTTCCATTAATTTTTTGACAGCAATGATTCTTTTCTTTGGAGAAAGATAATGTAAGTTAGCTCCCCAGAATTCATCTTTACCTGCTGACTTGAGGACATAAACAAGTGGGAATCTATCATAGTAAGGCAACCATTTCATCTTTGCCTTATACTCAAACATATACAGATGACCTGCTACTGTATATTTTCTAAGTTCATTTGAATCTTGCTCTTTAGCAGCACCAGCACGATCTTTGCGTTCCTCTAAGATATATTTGCTAAAGTTCTTTTTGTACTTACTTGCTTCTGCTTTTACTGCAGATCTATACCAGGAAAAAGATTTCTTTTCTCCTCCCGTTGCTGCTGATATTCTTTCGAACAATGTTATGTATCCAGGCGTTTTATTAACTTTGTTGCGCTGAATAGCGGCAAATCCTTCTGCCATTGTTATACTCCTAGGTGATCTTCGGTGAGTATTAAGAAGTTCATCTGCCTGTCTTCACAATACTCACGCGCAGCGGACCACTTTGCGTAGTTCTTTGCGTATGTCAGAGCAGCATTA